GAAGCCGAGCAGCGGAAACGCACAGATGAGGAGGCCCAGGAGCCCCGCCAGCCGGATCGGCCGTGGACGCCAGGAGTGCTCGCGTTCGGTGCGGGGGAGGAGTTGTCGCATCGTGGTGCTCCTGTGAGGCGTTAGTCCTTCAAGCCGTGAGCCTGGATCTCGTCCAGGTACGCATCCATTTCCGCTTTCGTCCTGAACCGCCCGGCGGGACCGCCCTGCGTCGTCCCGGCGTCCGGTTGCGTCACCACTGCCCGGCCCCCACCCACCGTCGGCGGGGCTTTGATCGTCTGCCGGACGTTCGACTCGGCCGCGCGCGAAAGGGACCGCAAGTAGTTCGCGTCCCGGTCGAAGTAGCCCTTGATCAGGTCGTAGTCGACCATGACCGTGCCGGGGGCGATGCCGTAGCGTCGCGCCATCGCGTCGTCCGCCTCGAAGAACACGCGGTCGAGGATGGCCGGGTCGAGGAGGCGCTGGTAGATCGCCTGCACGTCGAGCCCCTGATACGCCGGATCCTGCGCGAGCCGCGAGACGTAGCCCTGGAGCGTCGTCTCGAGCTGGGGGACGAGGGCCTCGGCCTGCTGCGCCACGGCCTGCTCCCCGACGATCGCCTGGCCGCTCTCGGCCGCCCGCTTGAGCAGTTCGTTCTCGGCCCGGAGCTGCATGACGTCCCAGTTCCGGTCGAGATTGTCGAGCCACTCCGCCACCTTCTCGGGGCCGGCCCGGCGGAGGTTGTCGAGCGAGGCGAGCATCGCGTTGGCGATCCCCTCCCGCTTCGCGACATCGGCCTCTTTCGCGACGGCCCGGTTCTCGGCGTCGGCGATCCGTTGTTGCCACTGCGCTTCCTGCTGCCGCCAGTTGCCGCGGTGCTCGGCGCCTTCGGCCAAGAGCAGCCGGAGATCCTCGAGCGCGTCCGTCGGCACGTGAAGTCCGTGTTCGTCGACGGTGGCGCCGACCAGTTCGAAATCCTGGTTCGACGCGCGGAACGTGAATGGCGTGGGAGCCGCAGGCGTTCCCGGCTCGGCCGATGTCTCGGCAGGCGGGACCGCGGGAACCTGGGCGTCGGCGGGCTGGGTCGGAGACGGGGATCCGGGCTGGGCCGCGGGCTGCGCGGGGGCCTGACCTTCCTGTCCCGAGGGCTCTTGGCTCTCCGCATCCTCGTCCGGAATATCCATGACGAAACTGCCGTCTTCCGGTGCGTCGATGGGCGTGAGCTGGACACCGCCAGGTCCTTCGGAGTCGAACATACCAGTCCTCTCTCAGGCGCGCAAGATTATGCGCCCGGCATGGGGGGCGGCTGGGTCGCCGCCTGGGCTTGAGCGCCGGCGAGGGTCTGCGCGGCGCTCGCTTCCGGACTCTGCGGGGCACCGACCTGGGCGTCCGTCTCGGCCTGGGTCAGATCCCCCTTCAGTTGGATCGACTTCTTGACGGGCGGGTTCTGCGCGGCCTGCTGCGCCGCCTGGGTCTGCGCCTGCGCGGCCTGCTGTTGCTCGGCGACGGTCTGGATCCCCGCCGCCTGCCGCGCCCGCGTGTACTCGGCGACGAGGCCCTGCTGCCACTGCTCCGGCCAGCGGGAGTACTTGGTCGAGGCCATCGCGCGCACCAGCTCGTAGTGACGGAGCTTCGCCACGGCAGGCTCGTCGTCCGAGGCGATCGGCTTCCAGATGTCGGCGAGGATCTGCGCCATCTGCGGGTCAGGCTGCGCGGCGGCGGCTGGTTGGCCGGGGACGACGGGGGCGGGTGGCGGCGCCCCTTCGGTCTCGGGAGGGCCTTGCATCCAATCGGAAATCTGGCGCCGGACGCGCATGGTCTGCGGGTCGTCCTGCAAGCCGATCGTGCCGCCGACCGACGACATCGCCTGGCGGCGGAGGTCCATCGCCGACATGATCGAGGTCGGCCGGCCGTCTTCGCCCACCACCTGAATTGTGGCGAGGTGCTCGGCGACGGCGGCCTTCGCCGACGGCGTGAGCATCGACGCGCTCCCCGGTTGAATGTCGACGTCCGTCGTGTCACCGATGTCCGAGCCCGTCCACTGGCGGACGACGTAGGCGCCGTCCTCGCCCTTGTAGCGGAGCTGCTGCGGCACGTTGTAGTAGGCGCGGATGAGTTGGAGCTGGATACGCCAGCCCCGACGTCGCGCCCGTAAGACGTTCTGCTTGATGTCGGAGAGCCCGAGAAGCGCCTGTTCGATGATGCGCTGGGCGTGGATCCCCGACTTGACCGATGGCTGCGCCATCCCCTGCGCGGTCTGCTGGAGCCCGATCTCGTCATCCATCTCACCCGTCATGAAGTCGAGCATCTTGAGCGACGAATCGGGGAAGGTCGGAATGTCCTCGAAGATGGGCTGGCCGCCGGGGTTGATCGGGATGTAGGTCCCGGTCGCGGCCTGCATCGCCTTCGCTTGGAGCGCGGAGGCGATCGGCCAGAACACCTTGCGGTTGTTGAAGCGGTCGAGGTGCTCGAGGAGCGCGCCGATGTTCGAGGCGCGGACCTCGTTGCCGGGACCGAGGAGGCGCATCGGTCCCTTGCCGTAGGTCGCGTCCTCGTCGTCCCACACCTTTGTCTGATCGACCGGGAGGTCGAGCATCTTCTCGTGCTGCGCGTCGTACCAGGGGCCGCGGTGCAGCAGGATTTCGTTCCCCGCCATCACGCCGTAGAAGCCCTGCTCGTAGGTCGGCCGCGCCTTGAAGTAGATCGTGAGCACGAAGACGAGCGAGTCGTCCTTCGGGTCCGGCCCCGAGACAATGCGGTCTCCCGGTCTGATGCCGACAGGCAGGAGATCCTGGTACATCTCCGGCCGCTCGGTGATCAGTTTCTTCAGATCCTGTTCCGACAGTGCCGCGATCTCGTCCGGGAACTGCTCTTTGAGCGTCCCCAAGGGCACGAGGTCGCCGATCAGCACGCCGTCGGCCGCCCAGATGTCCCGCGCCGTGCCCGGAATCATCCGAACGTTCTTGCCGGAGAGCACACGCGACTTGAGCCGCGGCACCCATTCGGTCGTCGCGTCGTCCGGATCGTCAACCAGCGTGCCATCCTCGGCCACGTAGCGCACGACGTAGGGCGTCGGCTGCGGGACGCCGTTCGGTAGTTTCAGGGCGTCGTCCACGGTCGTGGCGGCCTTCGAGGCGAGCATCTGCTTCGGCTGCTTGCCGCCCCCGGACGGGTCGATGAACCACCAGCGGAACCCTGAGTCGTACGTGCAACCCAGGTCGAACGCCTGGCGCGCCGTCATGTCGTCGTCGTAGCCGCCCTCGCCGCCCTCGACGATCAAGCAGCGCGTCGCGAACTCGGCCGCGTCGGAGGCACGATCATCGTCGCGCGCTGGCGCGGCGTCGGGAATGGCGGGGTCGGAGAAGATGGTCGCGGTGAGGCGGCGACAGAGGCGGTCGGCTTTATTGAGCGTGGGGATGGTGAAGGTCCCGCCCGGCGGTGCCCAGACGACCCACTGGTGGGTGTCCTGCTGCTTCACGAGCTGGACGCCGGTAATTCCCATCCGCCGCAGGCGGTTCACCTGCCACTGGGACCGTTGGCGCCGCATGATGCTTTCCTGGTCGGTCCAGAACTTCCGGATCGCCTTGGCGCAGGCGTTCTCGTCCATCGTGAGGAGGGTTTTTTTGCTCTTACCGACGGGCTCGCCCGTGCCGCGGCTGCCGGGCACCGCGCCCTGGTTCGACGGGCTCGAGCTCGTTTCTTGGTAGATGGTATCCGCTTCACCCGGCATCGGTCACTCCTTCACAGCGACAACTCGGTGAGGTCGATCCCGGCGAGGATACTCTGGGCGACGGCGTTCGGATCCTGCTTGTGCGGGGCAGCCCCTTCGATCGGGTCGCCGTCCTCGTCCTGGTCCACCACGACGCGCTCGCACTCACGCTTCGCGAAGCCGACGAGGGTCGAGTAGAGGTCGGTGCCCGGCTCGGCACGCTCGAGGATCGCCGCCATCACGGATTTCGGGAGGTCGGGGTCCAAGTCGATCTGGGCATCGGGGCGCGGCGGCGTGAAGCCCTCCCGTTTGAGTTCGAACGTCTTGTCGACGAGCCGCTCGTAGCGATCGCGCTCCGCAGCGCTCGCGTCGCGCACGGACCGCAGCTCGTCCTGTAGCGCGCGGATGGTCCCGCGCGCCTCACCGAGTTGCGCTTTGAGGTCGTCCAAGTCGTGGATGAGGCGATCGTCCCAGGGCCACCTCATGCGGCCGGCCCGGGATCGACGGTCACGCTCACGATGAAGCCGCCGTAGCCCGCGCCCTCGTGGTGGCCGCTCGTGACGACGTGGATCAGTGCCTTCGCGGGCGCCTGCTGCGCGACGGCCGCGATGAGTGCCTGTATCGGGTCGATGAGGTCTTTGTGTGCGGTCGCGGCCGGGTGCTTCGTGATCACCGCCGCGATCTCCCGGTCTGGACCGAGCGCGGCCTCGCGCCGGGCCGCCGCGCCAATCACCCAGTTCTCACGTCTCACGCGGGGGCTCCGGGTTCGGGTGGCTGTGCTTGGCGCTTCAGTTGCTCAGCGATCAAGTCGGCGAAGATCGTCCCCACGTCGTCGGGGCCGAGCCCCTCGCGCAGCCAGACGCGGCCGTCCTGGTAGAGCTGGCACGCGACGGCCATCTTGTCGTCGTACAGCGTCAAGAGCGGAGGCGGCGCAACGTGAACCTCCTGCATCCGGAGTCCGGTACGTGGCGCGGCGGCGTTGGCGGCTATCACCTTGCGGTAGTCCTCGCAGGCGTTGTCCGTGGACTCATGCGTCTGGCCGCAGAACTGACAGGGACTCACCACGCCGCCCGGTTGTGGATCGCCGAGTCGCCCGGCGGCAGACCGTTCGCCGCGTCGACGATCGCCATCGCGCGCCGCTTCGCGTTCGGCAGCCGACGCCGGAGCGACATCTTGAGCTTCTCCGGACAATCGGCGAACCGGAGCAGCCGCTCGAACTTCCGGTACTGCCGGCCGCTCATACCGAAGTCGCGCCGCGCGATTTTCTTCGCCTGCTGCTGGCCGGAGAGCACGTTGCCGATCCGGTCGGTCCGCACGCCGGGCGGCAGCTTACCGCCGAGTGAGCGGTAGAACGCCTGCCAGTTGAACTTCCGCGGGATCGCGGGCACGTCAGCCTCCCAAGAGGATAATCTTCCGGCCCTCGGCGACGTCGAGCGTCCACCGCCCGTCGTCCTCGAGCACCAGGTTCTCGGCCGGGAACACCACCACGGACGCAACCAGCACGTCCGCTTCGGCTGCCAGCATGACCACCGTGTCCGGATCCTGCAGCGCCTTGAGCGCCGCGAACCGCCGGCCGTCGGAGAGGTGAATCACCTCGCCCAGCCGCGGCAGTGGGCGGACATTCATCGCCACGGGCGGGACGCGCCGCTTCAGCGCCTCGTCGCCCAGGAACAAGTCGTCCGGGCCGTCGATCACGGCTCGACGGAGGGCGGCGGCGTGAGGTCCGTCACCTCGGCCGGGGCCGATTCCGGCACGAGCTCGCCCGTCTCGCCGGCCAGCGCGACCGGGGTCTGCTCCGGCGGCGCAGCGGCGACGTCCGTAGTCTGGGAATCGGGCAGCGGCGCGACAGCGGCGTCGGGCGGCACGAGGCGCAGCTTCACCTCGACCGGAGGCCGCGCCGCGGCGAGCTCGACCATCTTCGCGTGTGGGAAGATGATCTGGAACCGGGGCTCGACAGCGATGTCGAGCAGGTGGTGGTGGCAGATCCCGAAGTCGTACTCGATGTGTTCGGGCTCCTCCGCGGTCGCTGCGACGACGCGCGGGACCTGGCGGCCCCACCAGCCGGGCAGGAGCTCGACGCCTTCGTGGGTGACGCCGGATCCGCCGGCCGCCGGTCGCGGACCAAAAGTGCGCTTGCACGCCTGCTCGGGCATGGTGTCCTCAGAGATAGTCGTCGCCCACTTCCTCAAGGTCCGAGGGGCGTGGCCGGCGGTAGTGGGGCGTCGCCCCGGTGAACTGCTGCTGATTCTGTTGCGCGCGCTGCACCTGCTCCCAGCGCGGGATCCGTTCCTTCCGCTTGCCCTTCTTCGTCATGCCGGGGTGCGCGTTCTCGTCGAACGCCTCGGGTGCCCGCTCCGGCAACGATGGGCGACTCATGAGGTACGCGCAAGCGCCGTCGTAGGGATGATCCTCGGCGCTCGAGTCGATGTCCTCGGCCGCCGCGCCGTGCGCGCCCTCCGGCACATAGGGCAGCGCCGGGAGCGTCCGGATGAAGTGCCGACAGGAGGGATGCACGCGCAGGAGCGGTCGGCCCCAGGGCAGGAGCTCACCCGTCTTCGGATGCACCTCCCAGCGCAGGTAGCGGTGCATAATCTGGGCTTTCACGAGCCGCGAGCCGCGGCCGTGCGTCGCCGGCTGCATCTGCGGCGTGTCCTCGATCTTCCCGTACGCATCGACCAGGCCGTGCTGCATTTCCTCCGCCAGGGTCGGCGAGCCTGTCCCCTGCTTCTGCCACATCTGCTCGTCCGCGGCGATGTACTCGAGCGGGTAACTCATTGTGTTCTGGCCGATGGTGTAGCCGACGTTGTACGCCGTCTCTTTCGAGAAGTAGAGCTCGCGCCAGAGCACGATGTCGCCCTCGGGGCCTTGGGCGAACAGGCCGAACCACCCCGGCGCGCGGTAGCCCCAGTCGAGGCCCGCCGCCCAGCGCCAGCCGCGCGGCACGCGGAACTGCTCGGACAGGACGTGGAACTGCGGACGCCACTCCTCGAAGACCGCGCCGAGGAAGATGTCCCAGAGCCCGTAGCGCCACGCCTTGAATAGCTGCGTCCCGCCGGAGGCGGCGAGGCGCTTCTCGTACTCCGGATCATTCTGCTGCAGGATGAGGTTGTCTTCGAGGAGCGCCGGGATGAAGCAGGCGGTGATCTTCAGGTCCGGCCGCTCCTTCTCGAGCGGACAGTACGTGAAGGGATGATTCGCTCGCGCGGCGTCGATGTAGCGCGCCTTGACCCAGTGGTGGCCGGCGCCGCCGGGGTTGCCGCTGGACCGTCGGACGCACGGCGCGCCCACCGCGGAGCGCAGCGAGCCCCAGAGGCGGTCGATCGGCGCCACGGACGGCCACTGCTCGAGCTGGTCGAAGCCCTCCCAGGAGTACTGGTGGCCGAGGTAGTGCTCGGCGTCGGCGTCGATGTCCAGGTAGCGCATCTTGAGCGTGCCGCCGCGGGGGAACGTCCACATCCGGGGATCCGCGCCCCAGACCGCCCCGAGCGGCGTGAAGATCTCCTTCGAGCGGGAGACGAGTTCCTCGAGCTCGGGGTAGGTGCGGCGGAACAGGATGCCGCGGAACGCTTTGCCGTAGTCGTTCGCCCGGATTGCCGCGTCACCTAGGAGGCCGTCGCTCTTGCCGCCGCCGCGGGCGCCGCCGTAGAAGATGTCCTCGATCGGCGAGGTCACGAGGCGCGTCTGGGGGCCAGGCTGTGGCACCCAGGCGGCCCCAGGACGGCGTTTGGCGGCTACGGTCACCGCACCAGCCCCTCGAGGGCGTCGATCCGGTCGGCGGCGTCATGCGCCTGGGCCGCGTGCTCCCGCACCGCGACCTGGGTCTCGTCGTGCCGGTGCAAGTTCGCGACGGCGCGGGCCAGGTCTCCGTGGTTGCGGAGGCTGCGCCGGATCTCGGCGCGCGCGATCTGGAGGTGCTCGCCGGGCGTGAGGGTCACTTCGGGGGCGGGAAGCGCCGCAGCCACTCCTCGGCGGTCTCAGCGCGCGCGGGCGCGTAGATCACGAAGTTCTCCGTGCGGTCGCCGATGTTGACCTCAATCGTCGGCTTCGCCTCGGCGTACTCCATGAGGCGGCTGATCGCCTGAATCTGGTCGCGCGCGGCGCCTGGCACACACTCGACGATCGGCTCGCCTGTCTCGGGGTCCATCTTCTTGAACTGGAGCATCGACTCGCCGGCGCCCCAGTCGCCGAGCCGCTGGATGAGCGCGCGGTCGGTGAGCTGCTTGAGCGCCGCATCGCGGACGGGCGAGGGGATCCGCCCCCCGCCCTTGTTGCCGGGTTTCCCGCCCAACAGCAAGCGCCCGCGGCCGTGGGACGGAACCCTGGTCGCGAGCGCTGTTTTCGTCGCTGTTTTCTTCGGCCGCTTCTCAGCCATGGCGCATGGCCTACAGCTTATAGCTTACAGCTACAAACGCAAGCGCCGCGCCCGTCAGGCCGTCGGCGCACCCTCGCTCGGGGGCGGTCCGAACTGCCGGGAGACGTTGACCCGCTCGATCCGCTCGAGCTTGTAGAGCCCGATGAGAGTGCCGTCCTTCACGTCCGGCACGTTCTTGTCGACCTTGTCGACGTTGAGGTCGCCAGTCGGCTCTCCCGTGAAGTCGACGTCCACCTCGACGTAGACCTGATCTGGGAAGTCTGCGCGCGTGACCTGACGCGGGCCGTCGTCGTCTGGTTGCTTCTGGGGCTCATCCATCGTTCCGCTCCTGTCT